TAATTGATTACTAGTTAAACTAGTAAAACTAATTGATTACTAGTTAAACTAGTATTCCTCACTGCGAGTAGGGGTTTGATCGACCCTTCCTGTTGTAGAGTTCTGCGTCGTCGATGTCCTCTTGCATAAGCTCCTCACGAGGTGGCGCATCGATGCTGATCCATCCTGCATCACGCAGGTATCGGAGCCCTTGGCTGATGCAGTCCACGAACTCATCGTGTGCGGTCTCAGGGAAAGAGCAGATCTGGCTCACCATGCCTTCAGCCCAGTCACGGACGAAGCCTTTGCGCTTACTGGACTCAGGCACCCACACGCGCCCTGCTTTGATGATGTTGGCCACGATGGATAGGCGTTGGACTTTATCCGCCTTGCCAGGGTTATACGCATGCACAGGCAGATGCGCCCTCTGTAAGTCTTGTATGAGTGAGATGCCTGCGCTCTTGTCCTCCACCAGAACCAAGTCCACAAGCTTCTTGTCCCGTCCTTCGCCGAAGACTGATTCATACTCATCAAGCACTTTGGGACGCAGATCAGGGTATTGGAGATGCTCTTGCCAACAGTCTAGGATCATCACGGACATACCGCCATCCATAGGCTTAAACACGCCCATAGTGATCGATCCAGTGGGGTCGTTGTATGTCTTGTCAGATGTAGCGCAGTCATAGCTCTGAATGATGTATTCAAGTTTAGGGAAGGGCTTACCATCGGGCCAGAGTCGGAACCATGTACGCTTGACGATTCCCGACTCCTCCATGTCGATGAGCTCGGCGTGGATCTCTTGGCGGCCGAGGTTCGTTCCTTCGTACTGAAGAATCTGTTTCTGGAACGATGGAGCCAGATTGGCAATGTTGGAGTAGGTCGATGCTTTGGTCACCACCACGTCGTCGCCTTCGCGCCCAACCAGATCAAGGATCAAGTCCTTGGGCTTTGGTGTGGTGGAGCAAATCAGCTTGGTGTGCTTACCCAATCGGATGCCGAATTGGATCATGTCCCATGAGTCTTGAAGGTATTCCCACGCGGCCAACTCGTCCAACCATCCGCCGTGGAACTGGGGGCCACGGAAACGCTCTGGTTCCGATGCAGGGATGCCTTTGATGAATGAGCCATTGACTAGCTTGATTTCGTGAAGGGCTTTGTTGTAGTCGGCCACGAGCTCCTTGGGGATAATGGATAGCAGGCCAGAATCGCCTTCAAAGCATGTGCCCTTGACGTCGCCACTGGTAGGGGCCGATACAAGCCATCGGGTGTTGGGTTGATTCCACGCCCATGATGCTAGGGTCTCCGCCGCCGCACGGGTCTTGCCTGCTCCACGGCCTGCAAGCATGAGCCATATGGCCCACCAATCCCCTGCGGGCTCAATCTGGTGCTTGTGGGCCGCCTTGAGCCACTTCATCTGCCAATTGAAGGCTATCTGATTGATAGGGGTGAGTTTCTTAAACTCTTCAAAAAGAGTTGGTTCGTCATCTAGTATCGCGTCAACGACACTCATTCAGCTTGCCTTTGCATCTTGATGGCCTTGAGGAGCTCGCCGAACACGTTCATGTTGTTCTCTACCACCACAGGGCTTGTATCGTCGCCAGAGTGCGTTATGCGCTCGCCGTACTTGCGTGGGCGCTGTTTGGCGGCGTTCCACTTCCTTGCGTCAATGCGCTGTCTCTGCCACTGGATGTAAGCCGAATCAAGCTTGACGTCGATCTGGTTGCCATCCTTGTCGAACACTGGCACCAATTCAGGCGTCTCGTCCGCAATGGACACGATTTCGTCAGCGTGAGTCTCAGCCTGCTCTTCGCGCGCACGCGTGTAGAGCTCTAAGAATTCTGGATGATCATGCAACCATGTATAAACTGTTCCGTGACTGGGCATGCTTGGATCCCTACAGATCTGTGCCAAGCTTTCCCCTAGTCCTAGCCTATTGCATAGAACCTTTGCTAGTTCTATGGAGTATCCTGATGGTCTTCCTCTTGGTAGGTAATCTTTAGGATCTTTTCGTTTTGTCATCTCTGTTCCTTTCGCGCGATATTTTCAGCGCATTGTGCAGAGTGTAACTGAAACATAGATTTAGGTGAATATCTTCACTTTATTTCTGATAGGACTATTTGCTCTTCGGCGCTTACCGCAATCCCTATGATTTCTTCATCCAAGCTTTGTTTCATTGCTTGGAATATCTGTTCTGTACGTTGCACGATGATATCTGCTTCAAAGCTCGCGAGCTTGCATGTGAATGTCAATTTAATTTCTTTAAGTTCGTAGTTCATTTGCATCTTTCAAAAAAAAAGGAGAGTGATTAGCTCTCCCAAAGATATTGCCCTTACCCAAGGCAACTGCAAAGAATGCACACTTCCTGTGCAGTCTCATTGTATTACTCCTCTTGATCACTGCGCAATATGCGGTTTTCGGCCCACTTTTTGTAGCTCTTGAGCTCTTTGTTCTCGGCCTTTAATCGTTCAATCTCACCTTTCTGGTGGTTCATGGTTGCATGAGCCCGATCAATCCATTCCTTAACCTCTTGCGGCATTGCGAATTTGGGCTCTGTTGTTTTCTTAGTAACCACTTTACGCTTCCTCCACAGTGATCTTGTACTTTTTACCGTAGCGGTCTTCCACCATGATGGTTTTCTTGGTTGATAGGAACTTGCCGTCGTCGGTCGCATCAAACTTCATATTGCCTACACTGGCCAACAGCTTGTCATGCACTGCGTCCAAAGCCTTCAGGTTCTTTTGAATCTGGTACGCAATGTAATCGCAATATGCGATCATTGTGCGTGATTTGACCGTGTCCTCCACGGCCATCTTGATCATGGGTTTAAAGTCCTCAATAGTCATACTCTGCCTCTTCTTCGAAATACTTAATGATACTGCTTTCAACTGCTACAACGTCCTTATCGGACATCTTGCGCTCTAGCCAAGGTGCCTTGCGGCCATTGCGGTCTAACACCTCGAACTCAATCTCTGTATAGCCTTCATAGTCGTAATCACTCGCGGCGTGATAGCTGTAGCTACCTGCATGATGCATAAAGTGTGTTACGCCTACCTTGCATGGGATACCTGCGATTCTTGCTTCGATTACTGCTGTGTATGACATTTCTAACTCCTTGTTATAAACCTGCTCTGTTGCAGTGACTACAGTATAACTCAGAGTTAGAGTTTGTGTCAACTATTTTTTAGGTGTTTTCCCTAATTTAAGGGTCTGCAGATAAACATCTCGTCAGCCATGCCCATAGGCCCGCTTTTTTCAATCTTCTCTTGCATTTCATAGGAAGCTTCGGCTGTGTCGTATCTGGCCCTAATGTCTTGGATTAACAACCCCATCATGTGGTCAAAGCTGAATTGCTTTTCCTTCACGTTTGGATTGATTCTGACTGTGATCATAGCCAACGCCATGAGCTCCACAGCCATGTTGGTGACGATGGTCAGGAAGACCTCTGGGCCCTCCTTCTCCATAATCTTGCTCAATATATTTTGAATGTGAGGATTGAGCTGTGCGTAGATTTCTGATGCCTTTTCGTCTTCTTGGCTCAATTGGGCCTCCAAATCATCATGTCCATGAGAATCACTGCGGCGGCCATCATGTAGACAACCATCAATCCCCAGTGAATGCCTGTGCGCTCTTCCATGTCTTGGATAAACTTCTTCATTCTGTCTCCTTTGGTTTCATACGGTTGCGTATAGCCACTGAGAGCTCTTCTTGGCTCCATTCAAGGGCAAGTTCAGCACAAGCGTCTCTTTCGATCTGTATGGCCTTTTTGGTGGTTTCTATGGCCACCATCATGATCTCGGCTTTGGCGACCGCCAGAGCGTCATCAAACTCAGCTTGTGTGAATACTTCAAGGTGGCCCGCGCCGCCCAACAATTGCTTGGCCAGTGGGCTCAATTCTTTCTTTTCCATTATTCGTTTTCCTCCATGAATTGCATTTTCCGTTTGATCATGCTGAATGTCTCTTGGTAGGCAAACTCAACAATTTCGTCCACTAGGTTGGCCAATGTGTGACCGCTGAACACATAAAGATTTGCATGGATAGCCAATTGTGGACTTTCAGAAATATCCTCTTGTGGTTCTTCGAAGTTCGGCTCAATGGGTAGAGCCAAACCATGCTTATCAATTAAATCCCTCAAATTGATTTGTTCGCGGATTCTGTTGGTGGGTGATATTCTGGATGAAAAGCCCATTATTTAATCCTTGCTACTTTAGCTTTGCGCATGACCGCTTCATACTCAATCTTTGCGTGATCGTCCAACTTGCGCATGGGCAACTCTTGGTAGTATTTCCATTTTGCCTGGTACTCAGGCAAGTCGCTTGGTGGTATCCAACCATTGGCCTTCCAACGAATTGTGATGTCAGTGCCTGCAGGCGTGTAGATATAGTCCTTATCCATCATTTTCTCCTTATTTAGAAAGTAAAGTCATAGTACTTTTCACGACGACCAATGACCAGGCCACCAGCGCTAAACACTAGGCGCTTGTTTTCGTTAAAGTAACACTTACGCCATTCACCTTTTTTGTCTTTGCGGTAGTACACGATGTATCCATCAGGATTTGGTGTGAACTCGTACTCTTGCGATTCGCTCATACCGTTGTCATCAATGCGCATGGCATTGTCCTCAACAACAGCGATGTAACGCTTCTTCATGTTGACCTCGACAATGGTGCCTGCATTGCGATCAGACCATGACAGCATGGTCACGCCCATACCAACTGTAGGCTCTGGCTCGCCGATGGTCATGCGGCTGTATAAATGATTGACCAAGCTACTTGTTTGTGTACCGATGTTCATACCTTCACCTCTTTAGAAATAATTGCTTGCAAACCTGCTAGGAGTTGTTCTGCTTCTTTGCGTGACAAACTGACCGACATAGAAGCGTGGAAATTGCTGATTCGCATCCATGCTCCCTCGTCACCCAATTCGGAAACATGCACACGAATGTCTTCTTTGGTGTAAATTGTTGTTTCGATTTCTTCCATGATGTTCCCCTTATAGGGCCGAAGCCCCGTTGATTAAACGATTGGCTTGGCGGTGAAATAAGCAGTAGCAGAGCCACGGTATACATGAGTACCGTCGTTGTTCTTTTCTTCTTGACGCTCTTTGAATGCTTTCTCTTCAACGCCAAAACTTGCAAACAATTTTGCGTAATTGACATTGCCAATACGTTGTGTGAGCTTTAGCTCAACGCCATATTGTTCGCCACGGAACTTGCCTTCGCCCAACTCATTGATCAAGTTGTTCTTGAGCTCTTCACGCTGTGCTTCGAGTTCTTTGATCTGACGATCTAAAACAGCAAAACGATCAATTGGGTTAACAAGTGACTCGATAGTTGCGAGAGCTTGGATGGTTGCTTGTACTTCTGTGATCATGATAATTTCCTTTTTAGTTAAACCCGCTATCTGTTGCGGTAAGGAAAGTATAACTCAAAGTTAGAGTCTTGCAAGAACTATTTAAATTATTTTGTAGGGACAAACCCTAATGTTGCAAATTAACTACTAGTTAAACTAGTAAATACGTTTTTGATTGTTATGTTCAAGGCGTCTAGCTCGTC